GTGGTACGCCACTTGACTCTTCCTTGCCGGACATCTCAACTACCTGGGCCCTGTACTGCTCTACGTTGGCAGGCTTTGATGGGATGGAAGCTCCGTAGGCATCTCTGGTGTAAGAGACACTTGTAAAGGAGACAAGCTCACTCATCATGCCTATGCTCTGCTGTGCCTGGAGTCCTCTCATGCTCTCAATCTGTATGCAGCGACAACACGTGTCACCGCTGACTCCATGACAGCTGAATGCCAGCTGCCTTCAGGATTTTCATATGCCTCAGCCACCATCTCCTTGATACATTGCTTGAATGAAGCCCATGCGGTATGGGTGGTATCAGCTTTGAATGATATCCTCACACACTCAGATTCTCCCAGTGTTTCTGGCCATGCATAGTTGGCCTTCAAGATGATCCGCGGTGGTGTGGATGCCGGGGCAATACGGTAGTATTCAGATGAGACAGTCTGCCACGCATATGAGCTGTCCAGGTATTGTACTACAACATCTGCCGTATCGCTCTTTATGAAGGCATGAAAGATGAGCATCTCATTTTTGAATGCGTCATAGTGCTGGTATATAGCTCCAGTAGTGTCAATGTAGAATCCGAGCTGCTTTTGAAGATCGGCGGTGCAGGAAGCGATCAGAGCAGTGATGACACTATCGCGGTCGTCATTGTACTCCAGGAGATGATCCTTCATCTCCTGGAGGGTGACGAGCGCTGTAATGCCAGCACTGGCTCTGGTCTGTCGCTTCCGTAGGCGCATGATTACTTAGAGGTAGACTTTTTAGGATCTTCCAATGGAATCGCAAAGCCTTTCTCCAGCAACTCCTTTTCAAGAGCAGCAGGGAGTGATACTTCGTCGCCAACATTGTAGCCGAGTTTGAACTCGCCGGTAGGTGATTTTGTGAACTTGATTGCCATGATGCTGATTGGTTTTAATTGTTATTGCGTTTCCATCTCCAGGCCACCCTGACTCTCTCACTCTGCGTGGTAGCAGCTGCGATACATACGACCCTCGCTCGCAAGGCCGCACAATCAGCATCTGAATGGGTTTGAAACTGTGGAGCCGCTCCGTTGATAGTGGATAGCGTAGTGTGCCTATGCCAATGACTACCCCCTTCGTCGTATGAGTATTCGACATAGGCAGATGCCACAGGATTGCCAGAGAGAGAGTCAGTCCTGAGTCCAATCTCCAGAATCCCGTTATCACGGAAGAGCTGAGCTGTAGCAGCAGATGTGCCTCCCAGGTATACTATCACAGTATCAGGAGATCCGGCATAGGTCAGCGTGTCAGACTTGTAGCCGCTCGCCTCCCGCTGAGCGGAAAGGCTGAGGCTAAAGGCTGAGAGGATAAAAAGAATCAATATGTTTTTCATGTTAAAATCTGATTTGAATGTGATGAGATAAAAGGCTTACGCTGTCTTAGCATCCTTCATGTGACAGAATGCCTGCAGGTGACGGGTGTTGATGTCCCAGAGACTGTTGATCGTAAGCACGATCATGTAGTCTTTAGCCCTGGTAAATGGATCCACTGTCAAGTCAGTACCGCTCCACTGACCAATCAGCAACTGATCCCATACACCAAGGATGACAGCATGGCAATTGCCAGAGCTTGCGCCCTTGGTCAGGGTAGATGGTACATTGGTAGTAGCGAATGCCGGGTGACCTACCAGGTTGTTGTCAGGACCCCATACGAAGATTCCGGAACCGGTATCAGTAGGCAGATTCTTCAGGTAACCACGGACACCAGGAGTGGTCAGGTAAGCCATAGATCCGAGATCAATAGCATTGTCTTCAGCTACGAGAGTTTCCATCTCAATCAGCTTAGCACGTGTAGGTGTACCACCATCAGTACCCATAGCTACTGAGTTGACCCCGGTTCCGAAATTGAGGATACCTGTAGGTGCACCAGAAGAACCTGAGCCATTGATGGCAGTGCTGTCAAGGAGTACTGCAATAGCGGTCTCCAATTCCTTTGCGATCCATGCATCCACGAAGCCAGGGCGTTGAGCCAGGAGCGTCTTGGAAAGCTCAGAGAAAGCAGTAGCTCTCTTAGGAGTCATACTGATCCGGTAAGTACCCGGAGTGGTCTCAGATGCGGTAGCGTTTTCAGTCGCTGCCCATCCTGCAGATGCAATACCTGTCTTGCTCAGGTGTACATCACCGGTGAGGCCTGGCAGGAATGTTGCTCCAAGCTTGAGGACCTGTGGCATCACATTCAGACCGTACACGTGTCCGATGTGGTTGTCTTCAACAAGCTCGTCACCGGTGGCAGCACCTGCTGCAGTAAGGTCACGGACTACGTTCTTGCCCTTCAGGTTGACCATGAAGTCAGGGAGGCGGAGATTGCCCACAGATCCACGGCCAGATGTAGCAAATTGACGCGCACCCTCTTCATCCATTTCACGGTCTACGCCGGTGAGTTGCTGGCCATTGGACAGTGCAGTAACTGCACGGTGGAAAGAGAATCTCTTTGCCACCTTTCCTTCAGGTGTTTCCTTGGCGGCTTTGTCGCGAGCTTTTTGAGCATCTCTGTTCACGATGTCCTGCTCAATGCGGATATCATCTGCGAGTGATTTGATTTCAGAATTCAGCGTAGACCATTCAGTCTTTTCCGCTTCGGTGAATTCCCTGTTTTCATTAGTCCGAAGGGCCTGGAGTTGATCCAGGCGCTCGTCCTTTTTGGCCAATGAGGCCTGGAGATCAGCCAATCGTTTCATGTGTGTTCAGTGTTTTTAGTTTAAGAATGCAATGCTTGCTACGGAGATAGTCCGTAGTGTATGGGTCTGCGCCCACAGGGGGCGGATCAGTAGTTTCAGTGACTTCCTTTGTCTCTGGTGGAGGCAGATGACCGGAAGCAGCGCGAACCTTAGTGATGAATTCACTGAGAGATCTGTCGATCATAGTAGCGGATGGATTGGAAGGGATATCGACGATGGACCACTCAAGGAGATCCTGATCCCGGAAGTACAGGATATTAGGATCCTCACCGTCCTTTTCAATTCCCCATGACCAGGAGTAAGGCATAAAGCCTACAGATGTAGTACGGAGAGTACCAAAGTCAAGTTTCTTGTCAATGGTGTAGGCAAGCTCATTGATATCCTTAGGCTCCAGCTCTACTTCGCCAACGAGGTTCTTCTTATCAATGTAGGCGATGCCCTTACCGATGATGAAATCAGGATTGCCACTGTTGGTGATATGGCCATATGCAACTATGCCATTTTCAGCATAGTTGTCAAGACGCCATCCGCCCATCTTGATGATGGTGCCATGACGGTCGAGTGTCTCATTGGATATGATGAATCGCCACTTGCGATCACCCAATGATTCAGCTCTCGTGGTGGAGTATTGGGTCAGCCATTCCATTGCCGTTTCCGTTTTTAGAGAGTGATTCAAATAGTTTTTGCTTTGAAGCATCGGGCAGGGTCTTGCCAGCTGCTACGTCATCGAGGGTGATAGTGCCAGGGTTGGTGTATCGTTTGTCTCCGAGTGGCCCAATGGTATCCATATCTTCAAGCTCACGGACATCATTGATGGTAAGCCATGGTGCAGGACCAGCCAATCCATCGAGGTAGAACTTGGACCGTGCTGCTGAATCTCCACGGAGGCGGGATTTCAATTCATACTTAAATCGAACATCTTCTTTGTCATCAGCAAGTAATGCTTTAGCATCGAACTCCTCTTCGATATGTACACATCTTGGGGTAAGGGTATCCTGGACGTAGGCTATATTCTCCTGCTCCAGGGAGTTGTATGACACATTGGCTTCACGGAGTCCGATCTTTGATCCTGGTACTCCCATGAATCGGCAGACATCTCTTACTGTCAGCTCGCGTGAGTTGAGTGTCTCAATGTCTTTGGTAGCGAATGGGTAGGCCTTGAACTCGCCACCATTATCAAAGATTTCAAGATCACCGGAATTTGGACCACCCATCTCCGCAAGTGATGCCTCAAGGAATTCACGTTGCTCAGGATTGAGAATCTCCCGGAGGGATAGGTAATAAGGTGCATGGATGGCCTTATCATAGTTTTCAGCCATCATCTTAGTGGCAGAAAGACCAAGGTCAATGCTGTCACGCGCATAGGATAGTACAGACTTGCCATTGATACCATCATCGCTGAACCACATGGTGTGGATCATATCGTGATCCGAAACAACCAGGTAATCACCTGCTGAATCTTTTAAGGATTTGTTGATCCAGTACAACCTGCCTTCAGGAGATATGTAGGCCTTGACCTGATTAGGATGCCAGATTCCATAGCTTACAGGACGGCCAGAGACCCGGGTGATAGGAGAGTAACCATTGCCATATAGATTGGTGTGGCTGTTGAGTGTGTACATGTACATGTACTTCCTCATCATTGGATTTGGGGTCTTCGCAACGAAGTACTGATGGTGATCCTTGGCTATCTGCTGGCCTTTGTCGGTTCGTATAAGTGGTCGGAAGGGCAACGATGCGATATCCTTACAGATCCGGTCGTTGCATGCGAATACTGCGGAGAACTTGAGCCTGGAGTTGGTGCTTCCCATAGTGGGCCCGTACCCGCTAAGATTCATAAGCTCTGCTGCCTTATCCCACAGATCCGGATCTGTCCAGGAGAATTGCCTGGTAGATGCCGCACGGGTAGCAGCTGAGCGTTGCGGCATCGCTGGGCCTGGTGTCGGAGGCTCTGACGGTGCTGCTGGTGTGCTCTTAATAAATATCCCCCTGAATGCATCAAGGACTCCGCTCATAGTGAGAGCAAAGGACAGGCTATAGAGTACCTAAGCCAAGGGAATGATTAACATGATAATTAACATGTTTTTGATCTGTGGGAAGAGGAGGCTATGCGAACCTTGCGGAAGTACTGGCATTTTGCAGACCGGAAGGAGGAGTAGTTTTTGTAGAATTGCTGGCCGAAATTGTCACGCCAATACAGCTCTGCATGGTGATATGCTGAGTGAACGGAGCTGTGCTGGCTCAGCCGCTCCTGGAAGATCTGCATAAATAGGCGGGTCATATCTGGATCTCTCATCTGTTACGCTTGATTCGCATGAATCCTTTAGTGAGGATGGTTGATTGAAGTGGCTCAGGTTTCTCAATTTGCGGGTACCAGATAGATGTGCCAAGGGCCACGATGAGGGCAACCATCGCATCTATCCTCTTCTTTGCATTGCTCCTCTTGGTAGGCATGCAGTATTCGCCACCACCACGGATCATGACAATAGCCTCAAGGCACTGGCAATGCCAGCGTAGGACCGGATGGGCATTGTGCTCAATTTCCTTTTTGTTGAACATCGTCTCCAGGCGGTGCATTGGAGGTGTCATGTACTTATAATTTTGAGGATAGGCCAGTGTCTTTATGCCATAATCCTCCAGCATCTTGGCAGTCTCAGCTGCATTGTATGGGTCATAGCCAATACACCTGATCTTGTATTTTTCTGACATCTCATGAATGTCTTCCCGGATGAGATCGTAGCGTTGATTCTCTCCTGGTGTCAAAATGATATGGCCATCAGCAGCCCATTGGATATACTGCTCCGTTTCCTTTTCCTCCCTGTCTCGTAGAGTGTCATATGGGATATACACCTTGGTGATCACCTTCCAGGGCTCAGTATCCATGATCGGAGGGAATAAGTATGCCACAGCTGTAGTGTCAACGTTGGAGGATAAGTCCATCCCAACCCAACATTCCCGACCTATCAGATCCTCAGGATTGAAGTCTCTGGTGTGGCCTTTCATGAATCTGGAGTCAGGCATCCATATGATATCAGCACCTGTCCAGATGTTCAGGTTGTATCTCTTGAATGAGTTTAGGAATAGGGCAGAGGCCTTGGCCGCTTGAGCCATAGCCCGGAATTCGTCCTGGTTCAGATAGTCCCATCCTGGATTGGCTTTCTTCCAGGTCTTCTCGCTGAAGGGATCATCCTCAGGATCTGCTCCATAAATGATAGGCAGGAAGCGGTCATCTTTGACAATACCATCACGGACCTTGACAGCATAGTCATGAATGATCTCCGCGAATGTCCCGATCTCACCGGCAGTGGTAAAAATCACAATCATAGGCTGAGGCCTCTTCATGTTACCGGTGGTGAAGGCCTCGTACAGCTTACCGTTGGGCTGCACATGCAGCTCATCAAAGACAGCGCCGGATAGATTATGACCATGCTGCAGCTTCGCATCAGCGGAGACAACCTTGATATATCCAAAGGTCTCATCGTCGACAATGGAAAATCCAAGGATCCGGAAGGCCTCACTCATCTCCTCATTCTGAAGGACCATGATCTTCATGGGCTCGAAGACCTTACCTGCCTGCTCTTTGGATCCGGCAGCACAGTATACTTCAGGCGTTGGCTCTCCATCGCCACCAAAAAGGTATAGTCCGATAGCTGATCCAATGGTGGATTTGGCGTTCCCACGTGGAACCTCACAGTAAACAATGGTGTATTTCCTCCGGTGATTGGACTTTTTCATCCAACCAAAGGCAGGTTTAATCACGTCCTCACGGGCCCAGTCTGGAAGAATTAGGGGTTTGCCGGTCAGCTCTCCCTTGGGATGAGTCGTGTAGGTCTGGATCCAGTCAACTGCGCGCTGAGCTTTCTCCGCATCGTAGTAAAATTTTGATGCAGGAGCTCGTTTACTTTTGCCGGAAGGAGACCGTTTTGTTTTTGTTTTTTCCTTGGTTGCCGCTGCCGGCATTTGCAATCAATTTAGATTTTGACACAGGGGGTAGTCCAAGTTCTCGTCCAATTGCGAACCACTGCAGGAAGGTCTCATTGATCACTGCCAGGGCAGGGTGTTTTTTTATTCCTTGCTTTGTTACCACGAATTCACCAACCTCACCAACCATCTTTTCAAGCTTGATGATTCTCTCATATGTCATACAGTACCTTTCCACCAGCTCATACGTGACCGGATATAGTAGGCCCCAGGTCTGTAACTGCATGCATACACGCCACCACAATGCTTTCCCTTCATCAGTTTTCAGCATCGGGGATGGTGCCGGTACCGATGAAGAATTATCAACCTCAGGCTCAGCCTTGTTTTCTCTATCC